GATTTGTATCTTTTCAAATCTACTCTCATACATATGTCTCGGAAGATCATGCATATCATCCATTGTGATGTTCATTAAGTTTGCATCAATACGTTCTGCAATCTTTTCTTCAGCCATCTCTAATGTGATATACAATACATTCTTACCCTGCATTAATGTAGATGCAGCCACATGACACATGAATAATGATTTACCTACACCTGTACCAGCGAGTGCAATATTCAAAGTCTTATTTGATAACCCACCTTTGGTAATTCTATTAAAGAAATCTAAATCAAATGGAATCTTTTCTTCTTTCGCATGATAGTATTCATATCTATCAGCTGATTGTTCCATATAATCATGACCAACGTGTTTATCAAAAGACACAGAAAGTGCTTCTGATAAGATGCCAGGTAATGCATCTGGTGTTTGGTCTTTAACTTTACCATCTATGATCTGAATGCCGTTGAGTACAGCATTATAGATGGCCTTATCTTTACACCACTGCTCTGTTTGGTCTGTCAACCAATCCAAATCTGTTGGTGTTTTTTCTATCTCTGTTAGATAGTCAACTGATTTTTTATACTGATCTTCATTTAATGCTTTGTCTTGAACATCAATAACAAGAGCATCTAATGTTGGGTTTGATTTATACTTTTCAGCATACGCCCAAATGGTTTGAAAAATAACTTTCTCAATACCATCTTGGAAATATTCTTCTTTTAAAAATGGGATGACCTTTCGTGTATATTCCTCATTATAAACTAGATTGCTGAGAATCGTTGTTTCTATCCTGTTCGTTAATTTTGATTTGGTCATGCTCTATGCCTTCGTCTATTACATTCATTAGAATGTCGCCTATCACTTTATTAAATCTCTCCTGAGATTTTTCGTTTACTATACCATCTTTATTATACAACACTTCATACTGGAATGTCAAGGGAATCTCTACCATCATATCTGGATCTACCAATTCGTTATTATCATCATAGATTGGAAAGTGAACATTTTTATATGAGTACACTATACCTTCAAACTCACCTCCCTGTAATCGGAAAGCTTGTTCGTCAGTCTCTTTATGATAAACGTAATGATAATCATCCATAATGACAATACGAATGTAGTAAATATTTCTTACCCGACTTGGGTTTTAATCCTGCATGATAATATTGCCATGTAGGAGGAAACATTAACAATCGTCCTCTCTTAGCTTCTACTTTATAAGGTATAAATGTTCCTGGTTTATTGATATTCACAAATTGAGTTTCACCACCCTCATCAACATCATTAAGATATATAAAAAATGAAAGAAATCTTTTAGCTGTCTGATGATTCTTAACATCAACGTGTGGATCAAATCTATCATAATCGTTTGCTAAGTATCTCTTTATTCGTGTAGCTTCATAACCATATGTATCTGGCCACATCTTATCATATACATTACAATCAATTTTATAATGGACTATATAGTCTTGAAACAACTCAAGCATACCATTCTGAACTGACTTCCATTCTTCATGATCAACAAGTGTTATCTGTTCAAAAGAAATAGCATTATCACCTTCTTCCTGATGTACAGTCTCAAAAGATTCATAAGAATCTTCAAACTTTTTTATGAGCTCGTTACAAGACAATTCATCTATAACATTATCATAAACTTTTATATACTTATCCATAACAAAACTTTTCTTTAGCAAAAGTATCTAACTTTTCCATAACTTCATCTGTATAATATTTCTCTGGATCATTATTGATAGTCTTACCAAATGTCTTTATACCATCAGGTAACTCAATACGGGTAGAGACTGATTTAAAAATACCAGCCTCTACTGCCAACTCTAACAGACCATAGTATCTATCAAGGCCTTTAGTGTATGACAGTCTGACATCTACCATCTGATTCTCTTTGGTCAGTCTGGACTTGTATGTCTTGCAATGAATGATATTACCTATCACCTCTGTACCATCTTTCTCTTTCTTCTTGGATAGATAAATGATCTGTGATGCAGCATACTTGAGTCCTGAACCACCACCCATCTCTTTTTGTGGGAACATAGAACCAATGACATCATAGGTATGGTTAGTCAATATCAATGGCACACCAAGTTTACCTAACTTCAATGTAAGTACACGGAACGTAGCCTTAACTATTTGTGACCGTGTCATATCTCTAGTTTCTTTACCCGCTTCTGTATCTTCTATCTCTTTTGTTGTAGATAGCATTCCCAGACTGTCAAGACAAATTATTAAAGGTTTTCTTTCTGCATCATTTTCATATGCTTCAAGCACAGCTAACGCTTGATAGCGAAATTCTTGCACCGTTGTAACCGGCAGTATGACCATTCTTGTAGAATCAATATCTCTACTTTCAATCATATCTTTGGTGATAGCTGATTCACTCTCAAAGAATACTACATTAGCATCTGGATCAGACTCCAGAAAAGCTTTACAAACTCCTAGGACGAAGAATGTTTTTCCTGTTGCCGATTCTCCTGCAATCGCTGTGATCTTATTTTGAGGTAGCCCACCATATAAAGAACCGGAACACAAAGCATTGAAAATATAACTACCAGTGTCCACATAACCAGACACATCGGCAGTAGCAAGCCCATCACTAACAATCGTGCCATATTCATTTCCTGTCTCCTTAATTACATCCTTTAAAAAACTCATAATCTATTCTCCAAATAGTCCTTCAAGTGTAGCTCTACGTTTGTGTCTAAAGAAATCAAAATCTTTATTCTTACCGAAGCACCACACATTTTCAATATATATTTTATTCATAAATTTCACAAGTTCTTCATGTGTCTTAAATACATTTTTACCTTGTGGCCGTTGCATGATTCTCATACCCACTTGGCCTAACCAGTGCTCACGCAACGAATCTACAAGCTCATCACCAGAACGATGACGAACTCCTTTCACTTTGGGGTCCATAATATTAGTCAATAAAAATCCATTATCACTTAATGAATTAAAACTATTTAGTGCCACTGGGAGATAAAACTCATCACGCCACTTATCATATTCACTAAATTTGGCCCAAGATTGATCTGCCTCAAATTCTCCACCTTTATTATATTCTTCTGTAGAAAAATATGGTGGACTAGTAAATGCACAATCTACATTCTCAATACTATCCCACGGCAAATCTTCTGCACCACATCTGTATATTTGTGTAGTCTTACCAGGAGATAATTTACTATACTCTTTAATCATTTCAGAGTACATTAAAAATGTCAATGGATTAGGATCACAACCAATATAATGTGTTGCATCTGAAGCATAGAAACCAGCAAGTCTATCACCCCAACCCATGCTAGTATCCAGTACTGTCTTAGCGCCTGTCATGTTATAGATGGTCTTAGCCACGATAGGTTTAAACTGTGTGGCGATGTAAGTACCTAAACGAAACGCAGACATATAAACAGTCGGAGACAAATCTTCATTGGTATTAATACCTCTCCAGATTGCACCAATAGAACGCCATATCTCTTTTGCAGTTCCGTTTTCCCAGACTTGAGCCGGAGCTTTAAAACTATATGAACCACATCGCAATCGGAGTTTATTCATATAGTAATCACTACAGATATTATATACTGATGGTGTATCTATCAGACCCAAGCCATGTTCTGTAAAATTATATTTGTAGTCATCATATTTTTCAAACACCTCACGATCCAAATGATCTGTTGGTGTAATAAACTTTGTATAGTCTATCTTCTTTAACTTCTGAAAATTCGCCACCATATCTGCATATGTTATTTCCTTAAACGGAAATGGTGGACGTTCACTGGCGATATAGACCGACAAAGTTTCACGAAAAATCTCCTTACCATACTTTTCTGTGCAGTACTTGAACTCACCCGTATTTAAAACAGGTAGGCCATCAGCATTACAATGTTCGCTTAGATACGAATATAGTTCTTCATCATATATCATCCAAACAACGCCTCCAGCGTTCTCTGTGTGCCATAACTTCTATCAATTTCCCAACCAATCGCTTCCATAATAAATTGCAAAGGATCAACATAGGACTTTTCAAACTGTAAATCTATATCTATAAAATCATGTAACTCAAATTCTTTAGGTAATACACTAAGAAATGCAATCACATTTGCTTGCAACTTGTTAGGTGTTCTGAGTAATAGATATTTAATCTTCTCACCTTCTTGAATCAACGGATATTTTTTTGTTAGATTTAACTTCTTTAGTAAATGGTTATATATTAATGCACCTTTAATATGCATTGGACATTTTTTCTTAAAGATACTATTACTATCACCCCACTTCCTCAAACCATTTACTGATCTTGGAAATGCAACAGCCTCTACAGGCAAACTCAAAAACTCTTTGCGAAAATTCTGTATGAATACATTAACAGCCTTATCATCTTCATTAACTATAACCTTCAATACTTCTTTAATCTTTTCTCTACACGGGCCAGGGGTAGATGACTTGACAGCCTCGATACCCATAATCTTTAACTGAGGTTCTGCATATCTCACACCTTCACTATCATGTACGTTTAAGATGTATCGTTTCTTTGCAGTCCAAATACCCTTATCAGCAATAACCTCTCTGGACATTTCCATCCTTTGAGCATACGCCTTCACATAATCAGCCAACTCCTCATAACATTTAGTAATATAAGGTTCCATTTTCTCTTTAGCGATTGTGTCCAAGAAATCAATGACTCGTTCTGTTGATACATCAGTTCCCTCGCCAAAAGATTTACGGACCAATTCGTCAAATGTAACATATATGGAATCTGTATCCGACGCAATAATATAATCTTTGTCTGTTGTCTGTAATATTCCATTGAGGTAGTCATTGACTTTATTTTCAATCCACCTAATTGATAACTGACCTGATGTAGTAATAGCCGTAGCCATTTTCTCATTGTAATAACGAAAATATTGATTACCGATAGCACCATAAGCACTATTGAGTGCAATCTTTCTGGCCATCTGAATGTTATTATACTTTGAAATTTCTTTAAGATACTTGGCGTCCTTTGTTTCTTCATATCTCCTTCTAGCATCTAGTGCATATTTCTTAAACTTAACACGATCACCATACATCTTGTCCATTAGTTCTGGTAGAAAACCACTAATGTCTTTTCTGAAACAAGCATTGTTTGGTGTCACTGTTAAATTATCACCCAACACCTCAGTATTGACTTCCTTATTCAATAACAAATTAACACTAATCGCCTCAGGGAATCTCTGACCAATCATTGTTTCTGGTGAAATATTATATTGCATAATCAAATGCGGATACAAACTGTTCAAGTCAAAAGACATAACCCACTTGTGTTGACCCGTTTGTGGATCTTTCACATAGGCACCTTCATATTTTGAACCTTTGTTATTAACATCTCTCTGAGGCACAACAATATTTTTACTACGGAGATAGTTATAGATTGTTACATCCCACATACGAACCTGAGAAAATACATCTATATAATTCACCTTAGCTTCATAGGCCATAGTCAGACACAACTCTAGCAATTTCATCTTATCTTCTAATGCATCTACAAGCTCCACATCTTTAATATTATAATCTATGAACGATTGATAATCTTTTGTATACCACTCACGGAAAGTTTCATATGGGTTAGCATCTTTCTGCACACCTAACTCTACACTAGCAATATAATTCAATGCATACGATTCTTGATTCTTATATGTGAACTTACGATACAAGTCCATATAATCCATATTCGCAACACCCCAAATATTATATTTGGTTTGTTCTCTGCCGAATGTCGTTACCTTTTCTTCCGTTACCATATCCCACGGCGACATATTGTTTCGCATCTTATCACCGAATAGTTTAGTGATACGATTAGCAAGATAAGGTATATCAAAGAATGTGGTGTTCCAGCCCGTTATAACATCAGGTTGAACCTCTACCATGAAACCAACAAACTGTTCCAATAGTTCACGTTCATCTATACAATGTATATACTCAACATCATCTCTAGTAT